ATCTTCAGGTAGAATACTATCAGATGTAACAGTATCTCTTTGAGAGTAAGTTACTGTCTCAGATTCTCCACCTGCATTTTTAATCTTAGATTTGTACTGAGGAAACATATGCATCAATTGTGTCCTAGCAAGATTCTTTCTAACCATAATAAAGTTAGCATCTCTGAACAAGAAGTCTCTGCTCATTGGGTCTACAAAAACATCTTGAGGGTCAATTCTTTTAAATAGAACTTCACCCTTTCCTCTATCAGCATCTCTATCAACATCTACAAAAAAGTAGCCAATACCCTTAGTTAAACTATCTAGGACAATTTGACCATATAAAGATTTACCATTTGAATTGTGCCAAGCGTAATCAGCTATGTCAGAATGCACTTGAGCAACATCAGTATCACTTCCTTCTACTCCAACTGCCTTCCATCTAGGATTGTTAGCAGTTACAAAGTATTTCATTGTCTCAACAATTGGAGTTACCCTGTTAATAGTAAACGTAGGCATTCCAGATTCATTAAGAGTATCTTCTTCTTCCTTGCTAAGTTGTTCGTTTAAATAAAAATCATAAGACTTTTGACTTAATGAAGCCCATCTACTTCTATGAGCATTATTAGCTCTATCCCATAACTGTTTATTTATTTGTGCTTTTTGTTTTTGAGTAGCCATTAAAATTTAACCCCGTATCCTTTTTCTCTCATAACCTCATACAGCTTTGGAGCGACAATACTATGTGTATATCCTTCATCTGTTGTTTTATCTAAATACACATCTTCACCAGCATGAACTCTATGTTGTTCTTTCATTTTTTGTTTAAATAAATCTTTTCTTGTAGAATGGTGAGTCCATTTTTCAGGGTTTTCCCATTGTATAGCATGAGAAAGTTCTTCAACAAGGTCTCCTCCAGTATCAACACCTCCCCTTACTTCAACTACATCTTTACCAAATTTAGACTTCCATTTAGACCAAAAAGTTTGTTTTTTACCAGAATGTTCTCTCATTAAATAGTCTACATCTCTAGGAACAAACTTAGGTTGACGGACTCCTTTAGTTTTTATTTTAGGCTTACCTGCCATTCTCCATAAATCTTTAACGCCTTCCATTTCATAATTCTGACCTTCTCTTATCCCACCTTTCTCAGTTGAGAACATAATGCTTTTACCCAAAGCTTTATTTATATTTTCTTCCCTAGATTCATATAAAAGACCTATTAATGGAGCTTCACCAACTTTATCCATTAAGTTTAAAAATTTTTCCCTACTTGATATTTCAGCCATTTAACTAGTCGCTTTTTCCATTTTATCAAAAATTAAACTGTCCATTTCTCTATTCCATTGTTCAGATTTTTTTTGATATTCATCAGACCCTGGCTTTGCCCCAGCCCAATGATGTTTTAACCATAATTCTTTTACATCGCCTTGTAATGCTTTTTCTAAAACGGGTTGAGAAAGTTTATCTTTTTCTTTATTTGCAAATGAGCCACCTGACTTAATATATAAATCAGCTAAAACCATTTCTTCTTGTTGTTCTCTATTTAATGACATTACATCAAAACCGATAGTAGGGTCTTCATAATCTTTTTCCAAATTTCTTTTTGCCCAATCTGGGATTTCCATGTCAGACTCTCTATATACATTTTTTACTCTTTTTAAAGCTGTGACAGCAGAACCTTGAGCAAATTTACCTTCTTTATCTTTTGCAGTTGCTTCAAATTGAAAATAACCTCTACCTGGACCTATCTTTCCACCACCAGAATCTTGAGCAATATTTTTATTTTTACTCTCTACATAACCTATCATATTTAACATATTATCTATTTGTTTGTCAGTAGCTCCAAATTTTTTTTTATATCTTTCTCTCATTAAAGACATTATCTTTCCATTTTTCTCAAGGCACTTTCTCTAGCCGCTCTCATTTCGTCTGTTGCTTGAAAGTTTCTAAAATCGATGTCATTTTCTGAATTAATAACTCTACCAACGACGGACTTGTCTTTTTTTTTTGCTTGTCGTTCAGCACTAAAAGCTATATTGTCTTTAATCTTTTTTAATTCTGTTATTGCATTTACAAAATCTCTAACTCTTACTGGAGTTTGTTTTTTCCAAGTACTTGCACCTTTTTCTTTTCTTCTTGGATTTACCCATTCTAGTTGGTCAATAGCTTCTTGGAAATCACCAGATTTTAAAGCTTTGTAAGCACTTGGAAACTTTTTCATCCAATTTGTACCCATTTGAAAATTAACAGAACCTAATGCTTCTATAAATTGTTCATGTTCACTAACTCCTAAGTCAGCCGCTTGGTCAATAGCAGCATCCCAAGCTTTTACTGAATCTTTTTGTATCCATTCTTCTCTGACTTCTCTTGGTATTCTAGTTCCTTCTGGATATTTTTTTATTTCATCTTCTAATAATAAATGCCCTATTCCTCCAGTTAATTTTCCAACACTATCTAAATACGATTTAGAAACATTCCCTTCTCTATGTTCTAAATGTCTCATAAATGATTTTGTTGGTTTTCCTTTTGTTGCCATTATTTCCTCCAAAGAGTTATTGGTTTACTTACTTTAACATTCCAATCGTACCCTGTACCGAATGGACTTTTTGCTTTTTTATATCTAAAATCTACGCCTATGTCTTTAGGTAGTTTAAATTTGGCTCTTCCATGAGTACCTACATCTAATGAAAATTTACCACCAGCTACACCAACCTTCATACCAACTAGGTCTCTAAGGCTTGATTGCATAAATTTCTCAGGTTCAGGTTCAGGTGAAAGTTTTCTTAAGCTTTCTTTTACAGTTTGATATGAATAAGGAGAAAGGTCTGGTTTCCCACTTGCGCCAGAAAGGATTCTTCCAACATTCCAACTTGTATCAAGTTGAGCAGTTGTAGTTGTATCAGTATATGTTTTATTTGGCTCTGCCACAAAACCTCCTTAAATGTGACTAATTAAGCAACTATCCAGCTCTTAGGCTTTTTCTTTGGCACATACCAATTTTTGGTATTTTCATCCCTTTCGATATTAGGTGGAAAAGCATGAAGTTGAGAATAATATAGAGTTTCTATAGTATCATCATGTGCCATTCTCGGTCCGAATGTAATAATTTCGTTAATTAAATCAAACATATTATCTCGCACATGAATTGTACCCATGCTAAACCTTCCAGATAGACCAGAATAAACCCTATTCATCTTGTTTGTACCTCCAGGTTTTTCTGGAATAACAGAAATATCGAACTTATTAAGTCTTCGTCTTTCTTCATTCAATGCTTGAAATACACTTCTATTCATAGCTACATCTTCAACTGTACTTGATATAGCATGGTACTTTTGGTGCATTTCCATTATATAATCTACAACACCTTTCTTCCCAGTATTCTCACCCTCTAGTGTCTTTTGACCTATTGTTGGTATAGAACGATGTCGTTCATATTCTAGTACATAGAGATTATTTTCTTTGTCAATGGCGATAGCCATGATAACAGAAAAGTCAGACTCTTTAGTATTAATATCAGTAGCAGGGTCGCAACCAATAAAAGTATTGACTGGAACTTGTTCGCCACCAATGACAATATAGTTTTGATTTGTCTCTGTGTCGTATTCATAATACCCCTTCCAGTATTTTATGTGATGTCTTGTCCATAAAGCATCTTCAAGACTCTGAACTTCCATCATATATTCTTGATAGAATTTTGAAGGTTGTCCAGAATCTTGATAGAACTTCTTCTTTTCTTCCAATTTTGAAGAAGGAAACCAACCTTCCCATAGCGGAGAACCATTGGGTAAAACAGCTTTGTAGGTTATTAGTTTCCAAGCAAATTCTTCATTATTGCCTTTAGCCCTCTCATGGTTGATAAGAAGATTGTTGATAAAAGAATCGTAATGCACAGGAGTACCGTTAACACGAAGACGACCAGTATGAGGCTCGATTGCAGGATAAACGACAGCAGTAACGAGATTCGCATTCTTATCCCTCGCTTCTCTTGTGATTGTGTTTGCTTCGTGTTCAAAGTCATCAAGTACGATGAGGTCGTATCGTTTGTGGAGTTTTGCTCCTCCCCGTATGCCCGCGACATTGCTTTTCGAAATGAGTTTGCATCCATTAGATAATTCTACGTCCTCCTCTGTCCATTTAGAACCTTTAAGTTTACCAAAATAATATATGAACCTATCATTAAACTCCAGATGATGTTTAATATAGTCCATATTCCCAACACTAAGTTTTTGAGTGGCGGACACCCAAGCATAAAAAAGCATATCATCTTTAGGACAGAATACAAAGTCTTTAAGAATTGATGCTTTTGTCAATACAGTTTTCCCGTGACCACGAGGTAATATAATAGCTAATTGCTTACAATGTTTGTCGTCAATAGAATCAGCAACCTCATAGTGAAAAAAAGGTGTTTCACTCCTCATAAAGTCATCTGGCAAAAACAGTTTGCCAAAAGAGATAAGGT